AACCTGGACGCACGCCCCGGCGCATGCGATAGCTTGGCCGTCTTCGTCGGCGGTTTGACCTGCCGGGTCTTTGGTCGTCCGGCTCGTTTGGGTCCGTCCATGAGTCTGATTCGCCAGGTTGCTGGGCCAATGTGATGCTGGCCCCGAAAAACGATAGTGTGACTGTCCAAGATGCCATGTGTTTGGCCTCCATGCAAGTGACAAGTGATTCCGCCTAACCTAATTATCGACTTGTGACATCACATACTTCATATTTTATGTTAACTATGGAACAAATTTTCAGGTCTGATATAATCCAATCTCACAACACTGGCGAAGGCCAGAGCGGGATTGTTGGCGGGTATGTTCGCCCACCAGTGATCAGCAAACAAGGGGGTCGCCCGGATCGCTCTGGACACGTTCTTCAGTTAAGTCTTACGATTGGCCCGCGGTTTACGAGGTGTGGGTTGCGGGCTATTAATTTTAATCTTAGTTCACCAGCATCGTAACCCTAAGGGTTTGGGTGGTGTTGGCACCTGTGGCGGTGATAGAGCCGTTAGCTGGGATCGTCAAGCCGGTTGCATTGGCAAACCATTTGATATGCCCGCCGGGAGTAATATTTGCGACTGGAAAGCCGGTGATATTTGAAGTCAGTACAATCGACGAATTTGTCTGATCGTTTGAAACTCGCAAGTACCTGAGTGTCACAGGCGTGATGGTGTCGCCCAAAGATGTGGTGCTGTTGCCAAAAGTAAAAGCGGTTCCGTTCGCAGTGATCGAGCCGTCGATCAGGTGGGTGGCGTATCCGCTATCAACGGAATTGGCCGTGGAATAAACATCGTCGATCTGAGCGGAAGATATCAACAGACTTCCACCAGCAGCCGCCTTTTGCGAAGCCACCGTGATGTGGTCGTTTAGTGTGATCTGCATACTTGGAATGGTCGCGTTTGCGGTTGACGTGCCCGTCGAGATTGTTGGCATAATTGGCCCTTTCTGAAGGATGGGTTAAACTTCAAGCACTTCGAGTTCGAGTGTACCCAAGTCTAAAGTCTGGTAAGTTCCGCCGCCTGGGTACGAAGTTGTGAGGGTGATGTTCGCTTTAGCGCCTTGAGTGTATGGCAGGGTCGCCGAGAGGTTTGATGTGAACTGGTAGAGCGTTGAACCTAAACCCTGAATATCAATTGTGCTTGCAAAGTTGTGGCTGAAGGAGACTTGATAAGCCACACCGTTTGCAGTGGTGTTGGCCGATACGCTGGAACTTGTCACGGTAAACAGCCTGCGAGCATGGCTTTGTTTACTTGAATTCACCACTTGATATTGCGAAGGGACTGGCCAGTAATATCCGCCCAGGGTCATGTTCGATGCAGCCGATGTTGTTTGGCCAGTGCGATAAATGTAGAAGTATGTTCCGTTTGCATTCTGCACGGCAACAGGGACGTTCGGCAGGCCGGAAGGTAAAGCTCCCACCACCGAATTGGAAATGAAAGTCGCCTTGATCACCTTGTGAACTGGAAATGCCCTGGTCACGTTCCTTGTGGTCAAACAGGCAGTCCCAGACGTGGTCACGTTCGGCACGGAACTGAAAGTTAAAGTCAGGTTGGTGGATGTGGTTTGATTTGCAAGCGGAACAACGAAATCACCGTCCTGATAAAACGTGATGCCAGGCGAATTTGCTGGACCGTTTGCCAGTATCCCGTTCGACGTGTAATGCGATACCGTCGCGTTAACCGGAGTGATGGACCAATTGTAGTTGACCGTCAAACCTGTCTCCGTGACGGTGTTGCCTGTCGAGTCGATCCACTGGAAAGTTGAGTTTGCCTGATTGTAAACAGAGAGATTCGCTGTGCCATTTGAGCTGGGTAAGGTGAAAGGCTTCACCGCTTGGAATGAATAGTTCGTAGATCGCAAGAATTGCCCGTAAGCAGTCAAACGATTGTCGCCGGTGATGTTGGACGCAACAAGAGAGTCCGTCCATGTGTACGTTGTGCCGCCCGTCAATGCAGCGGGAAACTGTGGCGTGAAAGAGCATGTCTTTTGAACTTCACAGTACCAGCCTCCTATAGTTCCAGTCGCTAATTGACCGACCTCGGAATTTGAAAAAGGAGGGTTTGTATAATAGAAAGTTGCTGTTCCGTCATAAGCAATTCCTGTTTCGCCCTCGTTTTTCCATGCAGGAGACATCCACGTAATATTACTTGATAAACTGTTTGTCGGCCCTATGCGTAAAAATCCGAATGGCGCAATGCTTGCCGATGCTGTTGCATGAAAATCCCAGATTCTCCATCTTTTAGCGTAGGAATCGTACTCAATAAACAGTTTTGGGGAAAAGCTACTAGGATAATTGTAGATTGCCCACTGATGCTCGACTTGCTCCATCATCCTGTTCATAGTAATATTTGTTGTTGTGGCAGTAATTGTTGTGCCAGTATAACCATAAAAATAAACGTAGCATCCGGCAGGTTGCTGATTTAAGGCTAAAAAAAAAGCACCTGACCGGTTCTTGTGTCTCTGTGCGCTGGTCGAATCATGCCGATGGTGACACTGCCATCATTATACTCATAAGCTGGATCGTAAGTGATATTCCCAGATGTCGTCAGGTTATTCCATTTGCCTGTGGAGTCCCGATAAACTTGAACCCAAGAGTATTTACGGGGAGTCGAGGAGTCTTGCGCAGTCAGGCGAATATCTAAGTCGCGAACAAGTTCCTGCTTTGGTCTTGCGTCATTCATGGCTTGTTACAAGCTCCTCCACGGTAGAAACCAAGCGTTCGTTTGACCGGCACTGTCTTGAAAGTATACCCGAATTGAACCGATGCCATCTCTGTTGAGTTCACAGAAATGTTGAAATTGGATATCAGGATGTAGCCTTCATACGTCCATGAACCCGCCGTGATGATCAGATACATCTTTGTTCCTGCCCGCACGCTCACAGGGTCGGTTGTGTGGTCGGTGTCGCTGGCTGTGACAAATCCATCCACGGTGCCTGAGATTGTGGTGGGTCCAGAATAGCTGTCTGTGAAGCCGTTGTAGGCTGTGGTGCCGATAGTGGTGATGCTGGAGGATTCTGTTGCCGATATGGAGCCATGCTCGATAATCAGAGGATTGGCGTCAGATGGTCCAGTTCCTACCGCACACCACGAATAGTTGACCCGGTTGCCGTTGCCTGCGATAAAGCCACGTCCGGTGAATGGTCGGTTGAGTGCTGCCATACCAGAGCCTCCTTAGACGGCAATTGAAACAGGTGGTTTTGGAGCTGTGGAGAGAATGCCGTAGTAGAAGAGGGTGCTTGTATAGTCCTGATAGTTGTAGCTGCGGAATACGTGCGAGTTCTTTGGCCCAGAGGTTTGGGCCACTCCGTTCGTGATCACAGGCGCCATCGTTGACCAGGCCATCAGCTCTGATGTAGCGCCCGGGTATTTGGCACGGATGGATTCCGATGGTCGAACATCGGTCGGTGCGTCGATCAAGTTCCAGTCTTGTGGCTTGCTCTCAAAGTTGTGGGTGATCTTGTAGCCTGGATAGCCCAGAGGCGACATGCTGTATTCGTTGTCGCTCCCAAGGTAAAGCAGAGTTCCAGCCGCCCAGATGGAAATATCCTTGCGGTTGACTGAGCCTCTCATCTTGGTCATGTTGGCCAGGTTGACAAGCGATGCATCCACCCACGGGAATTCGATGCGAATTACGTCCTTGGCATCGACTCTGGGCATGGGCTTGTTTAACGGGGCGAAGGTGCCGTTGGCAAAGTCTGCTCCAGCTCCACCAGCGATACCGGCAGCCGTGTATTTGGCAGCGACCGTGTTGTTCTCGCCAAACTCCACAAACTCGCCTGAGCCTTGCATGGTGACCCAGCAACAGTTCAGGCCCAGCGTGTTCTCAGGTTCCTGCATCCACTCCACGGAAACTTCTGCAAGATCCGCATTTTCGAGCGTGTTGACGCCTGAGTTGAGGTCAACAGATGTGCCGTTGGCGTTGAGCGTGTTAGGTGCGTAGCTATCAAGAATTTTAAAGGACATCTTTTGGGCTGTGAGTGCCGAAAGAAGTGTCTGCTGGATCTTGGCTTTGTAAGGGTAGCTAGCCGTTGGACCACCGGTTTTGCGTGCAAGAAACCTGTCTCGACTGTCGATCAATGTCAGTGCAAGCTGAAGGTTGGCCGCAGTACATGGGACGATCCAACGACCTGTGTAGGTGACGGAATTTGCTTCAGCGGTGTAGCCGAAACCGTCGGTTACGGGTGTCCAGCCAGGGAAGATCATCTTAGTAGGCTCCTACCAGTTGAGGGGAACGGTCTGGGCCGGGTTTCTTTGTGGCCATGTCCATCGCACCTGTCCTGCTTCCGCCAAGCGCCGTGGCGATGAGTTGGGCGATCATCTTTAAGGTCTCATCTGTGGCCGGTGTGCCAGTCGTCTCAGAGCTTTTACCGTTCATGAGAGCGGTCTTGGCTGATGTGTTTGCTGGTCCTTCTGGAGGGGACAGGGAATTGTTCATCAGCTTGGACTTTGCTGGATCCTCCTGAGACAAACCGGATTTATTGACAAGACCGGCTTTAAAGTTGTCAGCGTTTGGAAGAGTCCCTAAATTCTCCATCAGCTTGGATTTTAAAGAATCCTCTTTTAAAATGCTTGGATTCTCCATCAGCTTGGCTTTGAAGTTGTCAGCGTTTGGAAGGGTCCCTAAATTCTCCATCAGCTTGGATTTTAAAGAATCCTCTTTTGAAATGCTTGGATTCTCCATCAGCTTGGCTTTGGCATTGTCTGCGTTGAGATTCTTCAGATCTGTGTTCGCTGCAATCTGGCCAAGCAAATCGGTTTGTTTTCTGTCTTCACCTTGTGCGTTATTCAGCAGTGCCGAAAATGCGGTTCGCTGCGGTCCTTTGTCTTTGTCTTTTCCCTTGTCCGAAGGCATGGCCTTGCCTGGCATCTCGTCGATAGCACCTTTGCCAGTCGGGATGTCCAGCTTAAGAGCCGCAGATAACGCGGCCTTATCGGCGTCACGCTTGGCGTTGGCTTCGGCAATCTTGTCACCAGCCTCTTGATCCATCTGCTCTCGTCGCTGGCCAAGAGAGGCAACGATGCCGGTCATGCCTTCGCCCAGGCTGATGCCCAATTGCTTGGCAATGAAGCGGAACGGTTGCATGATCAGGTCGATGCCTTGGGCTAAACGATAGGCCAGCTCTACTCCCATCCGGCCAAAGATCCCTTGGAATCCTCCGAAACCGATAATCGCATCACGAAAGAATCCGCCCACGGAACTGAGCACCGACATGAACCATCCACCAACAGTCATCAAGCCTTGGCCCAACGGAATAATCACGCCCACGACAGCCGCTGCAAGTCCATCAGCCATGTCAATGATCGTGTTGCGCATCTGGTCGATGAAGCCTGTGAATCCCTCAAAACCTGCTCCACCAATCGCACTTAAAATGACCGATTGCAGATAGGCAAAAGCCTGAGTCACAGGCTGAATCGCCTGGCCAAATTTGGTCATCATCGTTTCGATAGAGTTGGTGTTGGTCCGTTGCATGTTGGAAGTCGAAAGCCGAGTGTTTGCAAAGTCGCCTTTCGCCCGTTGCGTCTGTTGCATGATTCCTTGGGCGATAGCTTCACCCATCGGCAGTCCGGTGGCCTTCAGGCTGTCAGCATCGAGAAACACCTTGTACTTACGCATGACCTGAAGTTCGCCAGCAAAAGCCGATTGCAGGTCCGCACGTATCTTGGCAGGATCGATATTGTCCTGGCTGGCAATATCACCCACTCTGGCTTCCAGTTGCTTGGCCGTTTCGATAGCCTTGCCGGTCTCAGTGCCAAGACCTTTCATCGCCATCGCCGAGCCTGTGATGCTCTCCAGAATGTCCTTCATCTGACCTTGGCCACTGCTTTGCAGCTCGGTCGCAAACTTCACGGCATCGGCTGTGGCCTCGCCCATCAAGACACCTGTCTTGCTTAGTGTCTCGTTGAGATCGGCACCACGTGTGGATGATTCGCTGATTGCTGATCCGATCCCTCGCACAGCCGCCCCGGCAGCATTGATTGCAGCCATCGCAACAGCAGCACCACCGCCCATGATGGCACCGGCCAGCAGCCCCTTGCCTCCACTGGAGACAGCCCCGCCCATGCCTTTCAGCATGGACTTGGCTTTATCGAGACTGCGAGCCAGAGGCACAGTGTCAGCACCGATATTGACAAACAGGTTTCCAACGTTCGCCATCAGTGCACCTCTTCCCAGTCATCCGGCACAGAATCTATCAATTCGTCCAGTGTGTCCCTGCTCAACTGGCCTGTCAGGTCAGGCTTTTCCACCATCAACACCATGATTTGCCAAGGTGTCAGTTCCAGAACGTCCTGATATCTCATGTGGCCTTCCAAGACTAACCGCCTCATCAGGTCGTGCCAGTTCACACCTGCGAGGAGCTGTCTTTTGGGTCGTCTGCGCCTCTGCCTGTGATCGCAAACATCAGCAGTTTGATCAGAGCGGTTTGGTAAGGGATGGAATCAACCAGCGCCTTGACTTCATCTTGAGTGACCGTCTGATTGCGCTTCAGTCCGTGGTAAAGAACAGCTTGCTGAACCTCACGAGATGAGAACAGATAGGCTTGGCCATCTTCACTTTCAGGAAGTGGAGGCCAATAAGCGTATTGCCGTTTCGCTTCCTTCCAAATCTCTTTGGCTGTGGCTGGAGGCAGGTCGCGACAGGCTTCTTTTGCGTCAGTCAGAGGATTCGGGACAATGCCCCGAAGCACGTTGCCAATTTCAGCACGGTCGCCAGCAGTCAGCTCGGAAAGTATCCAGCTCCGGCTGTTGAGCCGGAACTGGAATTTGCGAGCGATCAGGTCATCAATATCAAAGACCATAGAAAATCTCTCTCAGGGGTTAAACGCAGTTCACAATGCCGATAACTCGCGTGCGTGGATCGCCGTTGTTTTTCAGCGATAAATCCAGCGTGACAAAGTCGGCAGCATCCAAAGAAGTCTTGAGCGATTCGAGCATGAATTCGCCCTCGTAGTTGAGTGATCCTGCAACCAGGTTGGCGTTCAAATAGTCGCCAGTTTTAAACGGCAGGACCGTTCCGTTGGCGTTGCCTGTGCCTGTAACCGACGAGACGAAAGCATTGACTTCAATACTCACGTCCAGCGAGCCGGCAGCACGGATCTTGCCAACACAGTTCACGTTTGCCTCAGCAACAGACACGTTGTCGTCCAGCGAGCCGGACTTGGCGATCAGGTTGATGGATGCAGTCGTGTTGGCTGTGCCTGTGGTTTGATCCAGTGGAGTCAGTGTGATGGTCCCGTTCTTGAACGTGACCGGCTTGCCCTTCATGGCCATATCTAACCTCTTTCAATTGTCGAAGATTTCGACCTTCAATGTGAACTCGAATACCCAAACATCCAACTGACCAACCTTTGCCGGACGTGCCAAACTATCCGGTTCGATTTGAACCGAGGTAATCTTGTCGCCCGCCAGAGTGTCCATCTTTTCGATTGCCGATTCGCCAATTGACCAGGTAGATTCCGCCGATGTGGTCAAGATCGAGATGCGGTAATTGTGTGAGTCCATATAGGACCCAGCCGAAAGCGGAGTTCGCGAAAACCCGGTCGCCTCCATCACGGCCAATGGCGGAACAAGCGGATCAGGTGCATATTCCAGCCATAAGCTGGGAAGTCCAGTTTGTGCGGACCAGTGTGATTGGATAACCAGCGGAACGTTGTAGCTCATGATGCCACCACCGGCACAGGTGTGCGACAAATGACCGTCAGAGCGGTGTTGTGGCCCAGTCCAGCGGCCTCAGATGAGGTGGAGACCTGTCCAGTCGCCACCCGGCCTGAAGCTGTCAGCACCTTGACCCAATGGTTTGTGGTCAACGGCCATGAGCCAGCCAGGTACACCGAGAATATCTGGGCCTCACCTTCGATCGGCGGTCCATCACGCTGGATGGACTTAAAATCGACTCGGCATTTTGGCGTGCCGATCACGGTCAGAGTCTGCACTGGTTGCCCCATGGAGCCTTTGGCGTTGGCTTCCAGGTAGATCGTGGCACAGGAATTTAACAGTCGTTCCGGCAATGGCATGTTTCCCTCTTTCGATTTAAACCGAGGCTTTTTGAATCGCTTGCTCAAACCGGTCCACGATTTCCGCTTGCTGCGATTCCATAGCGGGTCGCATGTACGGTCTAGGCGGTAAATTGATCATCCCTTTGCCGCCAAGCTCTTGAATTCGTGCATACTTCAAACCTTGCATGGGTCCTACTTTGGCGTGTAGTCCGCCTCGTGATGGTTCAATTACAATCTTTTGGAGGTTGCCACTTTGCTTGTGCGGAGGCGAGCCAGGTGCAGAAGCAGTCGTCCAACGATTCTGAGGTGGACCATACCAATAAATCCGGCTGGCACCCTTGTGAGTCCCACCAAATCGCAGCGTGGATTTGCGGCCCTTGACTGTCTTTAAGCCTTGGACCTTTTTTAATCCGCTGGAGAATGTCAGAGCATTCTTCTGAGTTGCATTTAAACCCTTAAAAGCCTTGCCAGTCTGCTTGTTGAGATCTCTTGTGGCAGCGGCACCTGGCTTGTTGAGCAGTTTGATGGCCGCGTTTCGCACCTTGCCAGCCGAAATGCGGATTGCCTTTGATAATTCTTTATGCAGGCGAGCTTTGTACGCTTCGCCCTCCCAGTCTAAACGGAAGTCTCGACTGATCATCCCATCACCACCACTCTATAAGGCTGAAGCAGTTGTGTCACAAGTGCTGGCAGGACGCTTCCAGAGTTTAAGATTTGATACATTGCGGAGTAGTCACCGATGCGTTCCATCTGGAGCGGTGCCGGATTCTGGCCATTGTTTTTTAAATGGACCGCCGTTAATGCAATCGCCAATTTGACATCGGCAGTCAGGTCAGCAGGCAGGAAAGTGCGAGCGCAATACTGGTCGATTAATGACGATGCCGCCGACAGGTAGGCCACAGCAGAGGCAGCGGACCAGGTGCTGATCACATCGGTGTAGGTTGTTGCTTCGGACTGCGAGATGTAAGCGGCCATTGTTTTACCTCAAGTTAAAATGAGACCCGGCGGGCAGGGAGGACCCGCCGGGCTGACCAACAAAACCAAACTCAGGAAACGGCTTCTTTGATGCTCGCAAATGCGCTGGCATCGCGAACAGCACCGCCGATGCGGTACTTGTAATTCAGCCGGATAAGGTTATCACCTTGCTTCGACATGTCATCAATGATCACGGTGAATCCTTGGCGAACGAGCAAGTAATACTCTTGGAAATCACCAATCAGGATCGAGCGGGCATTGGCTGCGCCAGAGGCTGGCATGTATTCCACATAGCTCACCGGAATACCGAACATTTGATAGCTCGGCGAATTGGAGAATGTGCCTTGCTGGAAAGCTGAAAGCAAAGGAAGACCTTGGGAGTCCTTGACCTTATACAGCTTGCCATGCGTTGCACGGTTCATCACCCATGAAAGGTTGCTGGCGTAGCTCTCCTTGAACGAGAAGAACAGGTCAGCCATGTTATCGTAAACTTTGGCGCTATCGGTGCCGAGGCTTGCCGATGTGCCTGAAAGCTGGGTGCCGATTCCGGTGTTGGCCAGAATCGCTTCCAGTGAGTCAGAAAGAGTGGTCGCCGAAAAGACTTCCTTATCAATTCGGTTCGCAAACAATTTGCTCGATTCTTGTTGCAGGTAGCTGGACATTCCCGGCGCATCTTGGAAGAAGTCAGCCGAAATGTCTTGGACCATCGTGCCGGTCTTGGCGGTGATGGTGAGCTGCGAGAACGGACCGGTGTCGATCGCCGTGGCTGTTGGGCTTTCGCCCTTTGTTGGACGATTGTTAGTGCCGATGGTACCGACGCGGCCACTGTCCGTGTTGGTGTCGGTATTTTTCGGGAACGTGACACTCGAAACATTCGTCGTGATCACTCGACAGAGTTGCAAAGCCTTCGGTGTGACCGAGCGTTGCGTGATCACATCAAAACGGAAGTCTGGGGCGACAGCATTGGAACCGTTTGTGGACGATGCCAGAGTCATGGCCTTGGAGAAAGGAATAAAGAATTCATTCCATCCAAGGTTCCTGTCGCCGCCTTTACCGTATCTTTCGAGCATGTCGCGATGATTGCGGCTACTCACGCGGTCGATGTTCCCACGAGCTTCCAGAAGCCCTTCAAACGCTTTGCTATAGTCGCGAGAGGAAACGGCTTCCGTGTCTGTCAGGCTGGCGAGGTCGCCACCGTCAAGAACCTGACCACTGCGACGATCAATTGTGGCCGCCTTGTAGGTTGGCTGTGGGCGCTGTGGCTTGGCCGACAGGCTTTCGATCATGGCGTTGGCGTTTTCAACAGCCTTCACCAGATAATATTCTTTGTCACAGGCTTCAAGCCGATCGTTGGCGGCTTGCAGGTCGGCAGACTTTTCAGCCCGAACATCGTCCGGAGCCGCAAGAATTTCATCACGCAATGCAATCACTGTGGAAGCGAGTGCGATGCGGTCTTCGGCAATGGATGCCGCAGAGCGGATTTCGTTTGCAATACTCATCTTAAGAACCTTTCGTTTACCGCTTGGCGGCGGTCAATATCGAATCAGCCAATTCCGCCTGGCGAAACAATTTCGTCAGGTGCTTGGCATCCACCACCGGGGTCGGTGTTTCATCGTCGGATAGCGATTTAACGCTGATAATCGAAGCGTCAGCGTTGGCCGGGATCGGCACCACTGAGACTTCGATAATCTCCGATACTTCTTTGATCAGATTTGCACCCTTTTCAGAGAGCCTGATTTGACTTGCGTTTGGCTTGTATCCGTACCGGTCCCAAAGCTCTGAGACCTGCTTTTTGCTCAATCGTTCTGGTTGTCTTGCCAGAAATGAAATCGACATCTTGCGAACCGCTTTTTCGCGGAGCAGAGTACGGATGTCCTGACCGGCTTTTGTGGCGGAAAACGTGACATCCACTTTCAAACCGGATCGGTCTTCGGTCGCATCATTCAGCGTGCCGATCACCGCGGATGTTTTGTTTTCGTGATCAGACAGGACCAGTCCGCCAGAATCCATGAAGTCTTGAATAGACTTCTGAAACGCACCAGGCAAAATGATATCGCCTTGTCGGTCGATGTTGAGGAAGCGGGCAGCATAGCCTACAAAGCCGCCTGTATCGCTTTTTGTGATGCCGGAATCAGTCGATTTAGTGATCATTATCAGCCTCCAGTATCCGGCCCGTTTTTGTGAATGATTTGGCGTTCCCAACTGCAACCGATTGATATCCAGCCTCTTCAGCAGCAGCAAAGTCTATATCCGAAGGCTGTAGGTAACCGTTCTCACCCGGCCTGACAGGTGGCTTCAGATTCTTGGGCATCTCGTCTTCAAAGACTTCCAAGAGACTGCACCGGCAACCAGGGTGGAATGGTGGAAATTTAAGGTCTTTGTATGTCTTATTCTTACCGTTGGTTCCAAAGGTTCCGCCCTTGGGAATGACCGGGCATAACCTGAATATCATTTGACACATTGGGCAGGCATCACCGGACAGGAGCAGTTCCCAACCGGTGATAAAGTCCAGCCCCTCAGCAGCACTTGTCAGGCCGGTGTTATAGGCTCGTGCTGATTCGGTGATTGCAATACGCCGTGCTCGCCAGCGTGCGTTATCCTTGATCCATGTGCTGATCCGGTTGGTTAATTCTCCAGCCGTTTCGCCCGCCTCAATGGATGCTGCGATATCAGCCCGCATGCCTTCCAGAGTCCGGAGAGTATCCTGCGTGAACTGCTCAATCGTCTCCTGGCACAGATCCAGAGTCGCATTGCGTGCGGCCTCAATCACTTCTGGTGCACGAACCAACCATTGGTCGGCATCCTGTTGGCCAAGAGACACCAGAAAAGACCGACCAGATTCGTCGATCCATGCTTCAATCACTGGAATAAATTGGGCGGCCATATCAATCGGAGCCGTGAACGGATCGGCTTCCTTCTTCCGGTCGTAAATCGCGAGCCACGGTTTTGCCACGTTGTTGCCCAGCTCCGCGAGGATGCGGCGGGCAATACGCTCCAACTCCGTGCCGCTTGGCATGGCATTGAGCCTGCTCTTAGGTGTTTTTCGTTTCAATGTGCGATTTATGCAAGCACTGGAGGTAAGTTATTTGGATCGGCCACAGTGGCACTGACGCAGTAGGCATCCCAGCCGTTTCCGCCCAGGTTCTTTTCAGTAATCCAGCAGTATCCATTCCAACCCCAGCGGCTTCCCCATGAGTTCTGCATCAATATCGCCCATTTGTTGTTAGCCATCTTCTTCATTCCCATGCCACCTGTGACAGCATGGTTGTGGGATCCAGCTCGGTTGCCTGGGACACCATCTTTGTCGAGCACGTTGAAATTAGAGTTGACTGGGACTGAAAAGTTAAATGGCATTCGGAGCTGTGCGGCAATACATAAATCGTTGAAAGTGTTGAGCCTGTATCCGATCTCAACTTTGAACCGCTTGGCGTCAGTTCTGGCCGACTGCGGAATTCTTGAAGGGTTAATTGTCGCATACGGAACCAGTGGCTCAGAGCAAGTCCCTTTGTTTTCAAGGTAGACCAGAGCTTCCGCAATATTCGATCCAACGTCCCAACCATTACATAGATCAGCATAGACGAGCCAAGGACTGAGAGCGACATAAGCAGCACCAGAAACGTACCGAGCGATTTCCAGACTGGATGCCGCTGCATGGCCATTGCAAGCCCCTTTTCCGTTCTGGTCTTTAATCTTGACCGGATACTTTGGGTCGTCCCTCAGGTCGAATTCTTCCCATTCGCTTTCGGGGATGTCTGGGAGTTGCTTGCCAGTGGCCAGCATGAGCGTGGATTCATGGCTTCCCAGGTATCTCAGCTCGCCGTCAGGTGTCACCCAGCCAAGCAGATTGCTCACTTGATCACCTCCACCAGCTTGATAATGTCATCCTTGGTCTTGGGACTGACAGACTTGACGATCTTTCCTGCCTGATCCTGAAGTATGACGGTCGGTAAACCTATCTGACCAACGGTTGTTTGAAACCCTAGTCGATCTATGTCCGCTTCCCCTGCGATGTACGAGCGATACTGTATCCCACGCGATTCTAGCAACTTGCGGATCTCTGGATCGGTACGCCATGCTTGTTGCTCCGGTTTGGATTCATCCACAACAACCGAAAACCATTTGATACCACTGACTGGTTGAGGCTTTTCATCCTCATCTGGTACTGGTGGCGGGACAGGTCGAACACCACCCTGTTCGATGGCGATGACACTTCCACTGGACTTGCCCACAAAGTAGGTAAATCCAGCATGGCTAAACACCACCCGTTCCTCGACTGCTGGCGGAACCAGAGTCGAGGGAACAGGTTGTTGTGCAAGCAGAACAAAGACCAGAAGACTGATCAAAGTCCGACCTCCCATTGAACAGATTTAAGCTGCGACTGAATCGACTCTTCACGCTGGTTCATCGCCAGTTTGACGCTGGCCTCGTCGATGCTCACCAGCTCACCGTTGGCCAGCTTGGAGAGCAGCTCGCGGATCACCTCGACAATGATCGGTGTTAGCAACCGTATGATGATCTTGCTGATCATTTGCTTGCTTCCACTTCATAAATATAAGTTGCTTTGGGGCTGAATAAGCCGCGAGGTTTGGCCAAGAGGAATCTTGGTGGTCGTGGTTTGCCGTTGATTGGTCGTGGAGGCCGAAATTGAACCTTGACCTCTTTTTGCTCGACTGTGGTGGTCGTTGTGGTCACTGTCTGCTTTGGACACTGGCCAGACTGACAGGATTGAGCTGCAAGAACGATGTACTCTGCGAACAAGGATCACCTTACCTCTCTTGGGTTTAGGGTATGTTCCCGAAACAGATTTCGGGAACATTTGTCAACTATTTTCCTGACGTCAGGAAAATGGTAACCGTCTCGCCTGTCCTCTCGACGGTGAGACGGTAGGCGGGGAGACTGCTCACTTCTTCG